AGCCTTGATGCCCCAGCCAGCCTCGATGCCCCAGCCAGCCTCGATGCCCGAGCCAGCCTCGATGCCCCAGCCAGCCTTGATGCCCGAGCCAGCCTTGATGCCCCAGCCAGCCTTGATGCCCCAGCCAGCCTTGATGCCCAAGCTAGTCTCGATGCCCGAGCCAGCCTCGATGCCCGAGCCAGCCTCGATGCCCAAGCGGCCGCCGGCGCGAATGAGGCCGAGCACAACTACCCGCCCGAGTGATGCCTCAACTTCGATGTGGCCTTCAAATTCAAGGTCGCGTGAGCGCTTGTATTCGTTACGCTCATTCAAGTCTGCTTTGGTGATTCGCAGAGTCTCCACTACTTCACCTTTCCTTTCGGTGCCCGCACGTAAGCATCGGGCAGTTGAATGAATCCCACGCGCAGAGCAAGATCAGCAGTCAGCGCCTTCTTGCCCATCAGGACTTGAGATAGATACTGCGGGGTGTATCCGAGTCCTGCTGCCACTTTGCTTTGGCTGGACTTTGCAATCATCCCGCGAAGGGACTGCATCACGTCGTCTTTGTCGTATTTCCTCATGGCCATAACTGTAACCTAATGGTTGTGAGAGTGTCAAGCGGAAAGTTTACTGCGTTGCCGTACTCAAATCCCTAATTCTGCTAAATGGAATGAAAGCATCAGATTCAGAGGAGTGAATGCCGCGCTCAATCCAGTAGCATGTAGGGCATACCGGACCACCGCCCCATTCGCCTTTGTAGTTGTCAGGTACGACTTCATCCTCATACCTTGCGACTCCAAAACTCGGCGCGGATGGAGGCTGTTCAGATGTGCGACCGCAAATGACGCACTCAATCACATATCGCTGCAAATCAATGACCGTTATGTTGCTCATTCGAAGAACTCCCCTTGCCTATCAGGACCCAAACCGGCGACCTTCGGAGTCAACCACGTTATCCCGCGCCCGGTCACGTACACCTGGGCATAGACACTGCGCTCGTCGCCCCGCATGAATGGCCGTTCTTTGACTACGAACCGATTGGGGATGTACTGCTGGAGTGGCATGTTGTGGCAGTCGAAGATGTGCTGCTGGCGAAGGAAACGAAATAGGCGACTGCGGCCGGTGCCGAGTATCTTGGCAGCCTCGCTCATGGTATGGAGTCCTTCCGCGTCGTTGATGCGGTCCACGATCAAAGCCTTGGGCCGCAGGACTCCATTCTCCGCTTCGAGTGCCTGTTTCGCCTCCACGGTCGCCACAAGCTCTTTGAGGGCGTCCAGGTAGGTAGAGGGAAGCGTCGGCGCGGGCTTTGCCAGTGCGATATGCTCACATTCGATGAAATACTGCCTCGCCTGCTTCCCGCGCTCATTGCGCTCCACCATGGAAAGTTCCTTCGCCATATCGATCGAAATTGCGTATTCTTTCGACGGGCGCCCACCGGTGAGGTTTTCCCCGGAACTGGTGAAAACTAAAAAGTCTGAGTTTTCAACGAATTCATACTGGTCGATGCGAGACTTGATCCACGTCGAGAAGTCTTTGCCGACCTGTAGAAAACTGTGGAGTTCGCGCGCGTCAACCGTCGGAATTGACTCATCTCTGAATTGTTTGTTTGATACCTTGATAAGTTCGTTCATCTGATTCTCCCTTAAAGTCTTTTGTTCTTAAACCTATGCAGAGGTGGTGAGGGTGGGGGTAAGGGTGTGGTTAACCCCAGTCACCTGAAGTTAGCCACAATGCTCGGCTATTGCCAAACACCTTTTCCCATGCGTCGGCGGAGCCTAGGCGAGGGGCAGTGTCTCCACTGCGGGCGGGTGTTTGCCGGGGATTGGTCTGACGCCTTAACCACCGCGCAGGCCCGCACCGCGGAACCAGCGCACTCGGCTTATCCTTCCGGATTTAGGCGACTGGTCCAAAGTGCTATCGGGGTTCCCTTGAGCGCACCGCTCTTCCCACCCCGCCTGCCTTTCGACAGGAATGCCGAGACGCAAGAATGCGATTGAAGAAGAACAAGCCGAATTGTCGGGGTCTTTTTCATCTGATTCTTGAATCCCTCAGCGATTGCAGAATAGAGCAATTTTGCTCAGTACGTCAAATTATTTTTCAGGATTGCGTTATAAAGTTCTCGGTTGCACAACATATGGTGGTATGATTACAGACGTGGGGGAGAAGTGGCGCAACTCCCTTCATCTGGTCCTCGCCCTCAGCAAGCGTAACCAACCCCCCACACCTCTTTCAGGGGAACAACCCGAAGAAGCTAGACTCCGAGCGCTAGCACAGGACCCCGGCCAACCAGCCGGGGTTTTCTGTTGGGCATCAGGACCCAAAAGGCTTACAATGTCTGCGAGGTGACCACCTAAATGACGCCCATAAGCAATGAACATGTAGCAGGTTTGATTGTCGAGAGAATCAGCAATGTTGAAAAAATATCCAGGATTGATAAGCGCGTGCTTGTTCTATCGATTCTCGGCGCACTGGAATTCTACGGCATAGAGGCGGCGTTTTTTGAGGGGAAAGACGATGAAATTTCACTTCCCACGATCAAAAAGATCACGCCACAAAGGGTGTACTTAAACGTGTAGTAGAGGGTTTATGATGAGTCCCGAGGTGACCACCATGGAATTCCCATTCTCCACCGGAGATTATCAAGGCTCAGACGTTGAAGACGGTTTCAGTCCTGCGAACGTTGATAAACTCTCTGAATCGCTGAACGCGCTGCTGGCCGACTGCTTTGCTTTATATATGAAAACAAAGAATTTCCACTGGCACATGACCGGCCCGCACTTCCGCGACTGGCACCTGATGCTCGACGAGCAAGCCACGCAAATCTACGGCATCACGGACGACATTGCGGAGCGCGTGCGGAAGATCGGCGGGACAACTATCCGGTCAATTGGCCAGATTGCCAGGTTGCAGCGAATTCAGGACTCAGATGAGCCCGGCCCGGCACCAGAAGACATGCTCAAGGAGCTTCTGGCCGACAACAGGACTCTTATCACCCAATTGCGCAGCGCCCATACAGTCTGTGCCCTGGCGGACGACTACGCCTCTACCGCGATGATTGAGGTTTGGATCGACGAAGCGGAGCGGCGCGCGTGGTTTCTCTTCGAGGCCACGCGATGAACGCTGCCGACATTCTCAACGCTATCGGCGCGCTGCCGAGTGTCAAGATTGTGCATATGGCGAAGCTAATCTCATCTACGGGTGGAGTATCCCCGTGGTGCGCAAAGACTCCACGGCGCATCAATCTCAAGAAGGCTTTGTGGACCGACCGATGGGAGGCTGTTACGTGTGCTAGATGCGTAAAAGCTAAAGCGAATTCAGATGTTTTATAATCCCGTCATGGTGGTAAATCCAATGGCCGACAGGACCCAAAAGACACCCCCCAAGCCCCGAGTACAGCTCATCGTACACCTCTTGGTGTGTGAGCATGGCTCGGCCTTGCGTTCGGAGCGTGTCCTGATACCGTCGGCGAAGCGGGCGGCGTAGCCATGGCTGTACTACAAAAGCCTTTGATTGCGGAAGACATCCGCGCGCTGAACGTGAACCATCACCGATGCGACGGGAAGACATGCTCTTGCCGGTGTCAACGCTATTGGCTCATTGATTGCTTTGCCGTGGGAGGCCGAAGCCTTGACGTGTGGGAAGTGTTCATGGGTCCAGATCCGCGTTGGGCATGCAGATGCCACTGCGACTTCAAGAAAGCAAAGGTTTAATAAACTCATGGCAAACCTCGTAAAAGGCCCTAAGCCTCGTACAAATCGCGCCCCTAAAACGCGTGCGAGGTTCCTTGACGCCTTGAAAGCAACAGGGAACATCACTAAAGCCTGCAAATTGAGCAGACTTCCTCGGCGTACCGCTTATGATTGGCGCCGGGAGGATGAACTGTTTCAGCAGGACTGGGATGAGGCTCTGAAGGAAGGCGAAGGGCTGCTTGAGGATGAGGCGAAGCGCCGGGCCTATGAGGGCGTGAAGAAGCCGGTATACCAAGGCGGCGCGCGCGTCGGCTATGTCCAAGAGTACAGCGACACGCTGCTCATCTTCCTGCTCAAGGGCACGAACAAGGCGAAATACGGCGACCGCACCACTCTGGCCGGCGACAAAGACAATCCAGTGCAGGTGAGCGTGCTCGATAGTATCCTCAAGGGAGACTAAACTTTTTGCTTGACATTCCCGCAGAGTTTGATAAACTGTATCTGTTGGGGAGAGATAGACATGAAGAAGTTCAACATCCTCGGAACAGATGATTCAGTCAACACTTGCGATTGCTGTGGGAAGACTGACCTGAAGGCTACTTGGGCGGTAGAAATCATTGAGACTGGCGAGATTCTCCACTATGGTAGCGTTTGCGTAACCCGGAATACTGGCATTAAGCATCCTGAATCCTCCGCTAAGGCACATGAGCGTGAGCAGATGGCTCTGGCCGCAGCGGAACTTCGCCAAACCCCCGAATATCGAGCTGAACGCGCCAAGTTTGAACTACGCAACTCACTACCCCGCATGGAGCTGAGGTCCGCTATCGCATTTGTCAAGGGCGAGTGCGATGCGCTGGAAGCCAAGAAAAGGGAATTGATGGCAAAGTATCGGATCACATACCTGTTTGCGTAATTGAGCCCTATTCAGCATAAAGCCTCCCTATGGGGAGGCTTTCGTGTTTCAGGACACACAAGGCTATCATCAAGGGAGAATGAAGCCGCTCACTGTAGTACAGAAGGCCAAAATTCGTAGTACACTCACGGACCCGATCAAGTTTGTATTACACTGGCTCGGCTCTGACCTGTGGAGCGTGCAGTGGGACATTTGCAAGGCGCTGCTCAAGCCCCAGGCGAAGGTGAACGTCAAGGCTTGCCACTCCTCCGGCAAGACGTTCCTCGCGGCGCAGATTACGCTCTGGTGGCTGGCCCGGTACGAGAACGCTATCGTGGTGACCACGGCTCCCACGAAAAAGCAGGTTGAGGTCCTGATGTGGGGTGAAATCCACAAGGCCCTCGTCAAGAGCAAGTATCCCTTCCCGTCTGCCAACCTCACAAAGCTGGAGTTTGATAAGACCAAGTACCCGATGCGCTACGCGTTGGGCTTCACGACGACAGTCCAGCAGCAGGATGAGGGCGTCAAGTTCCAGGGCTTCCACGCTGACCACGTGCTCATCATCATCGACGAAGCCCCCGGCGTTGATCCGAAGATCATCGAAGCGATTGAGGGCATCCGTGCCGGCGGCGACGTGCGCATCTTGAAACTGGGCAACCCTACCATCTCCTCTGGCGCTTTCTACGACGAGTTTCACAGCAAGCGGGCGAGCATCCAGCCATTCACAATCAGTGCGTTCGACACACCCAACTTCGAAGGCATCAAGCTTTCCTATGAGGCTCAGGACTCAGAAGGCGCTCCAATCACCGTAACGCTCGGTGATCCCAACGGCCGCGACCTGATGGACCTGAGCGAAGAGGAACTTGGCCAGAACGTGATGCCATGGCTGACCACCAGGCGGTGGGTCAAGGAACGGTTTGAGGAGTGGGGGCCGGGAGACTTCCGCTGGGATTCGCGCGTGATGGGAGATTTCCCCTCTCAGAGTCCTGATGCCCTGCTCTCCCTGGCGTGGCTGGAGCGCGCGCAGCGGGACACGCGGACATATGAGGGCAAGGTGGACATCGGGGTCGACGTGGCGGGTCCTGGCGAGGATGAGACGGTCATGGTGGCCCGCTGCGGGTTCCGGATTCTTGAGATCATCGGCTGGGGCAATCCAGATCCCCGCGGCGAGCTGGTGAGCGCACTCAGGCGGTATGAAGGCCGCATCGGGACTCTGAACGTTGACTCGGCCGGCATCGGCTACTACCTCCACAAACATCTGCAAGACTTGGGATTCCCGTCGAATGCGGTCAACGTGGGCGAGTCGCCGGCAGACAAAGAGCAGTTCGTAAACCTGAAAGCTGAACTGTACTGGGGTTTGCGGATGCGCGCCAAGAGCGGAGACCTGGCAGGACTCGACGACGAGACGACCATTTCCCAACTTGCCAGCATCCGGTGGAAGCCGAATAGCCGTGGGCAAACGGAGATTGAGTCCAAGGAAGCGATGCGGAAGCGCGGCGTCAAGAGCCCGGATCGGGCTGAGGCAATCATGCTGGCGTTTGCCAAAGTGTCCAAGAACGGGGCTGGGCTGCTCGAGTATTACCAGGGTGCGCTGGCGGTGCAAACTGGTGGAGATCAGGACCCGAACCCCAAGACTCCCGGCTTTAGACCTGCACCTACCGTGACCACACCCGTCAAAGCACCAGCTATGACCGCCTACAACCGCGCTATGGCTGCCCTTGCACCCCAAGACCTTTGCGATCATTGCGGCAAACCTCTCGGCGATACCGTGGTTGAAGAGGGCATACGCAGGATGCACCCTGACTGTGCAAGGCCATCTTGGGCGTCCTGATACTCGCCAACCGCCGCTCCCACCTCGAAGCCAAGCCGAAGACACTGGAAGAGCGGGTAAAGATAGAGCCGGTCGCAATCGATACGGTTGGTGGCATTATCAAATGGGAGAAACGGCTCTATCGTGATGGCAAAGAGTTGAAGCAGATCGACGTTCTTAACTACGCGCGTCTCGGCTTGATAGCGGAGCTGGCAAAGGATCAGCAATGAAACTCCACCGCATGATTGAGCGCACACTGGACAAACTGCGGGACCACTCGCCCCAGGCGCACGAGCGGACCAAGGTGCTTGCCGGCACGATTTGGCAGGACGACGGAACAATTGACTACCGGCGTGAGCATGTGAACCGGCTGGCGGCTGAAATGAGGAAACACAAATGAAGTGTAAGAACTGCGGAGAGGAAATCGAATCCATCGTCTACCACGGGCATACGTGGCGCCACATCAAGACGGCGTTGTTTATGTGCATGAAAGACAGGAAGCCCGTGCGCGGGTCTAAGTGCTATTTTGAAGCGGAACCGGAGGCCAAGTGAGCGTACACATCAACATCCGCATACCGGACGAACTGGCGGCAAGGATCGACGAACGGGCCAAAGCAGAGTCAATGAGCCAGACGGCGGTGATTGTCAATGGGCTATGGGCGGCGCTGTGTCCTGTTGAGACAGCGGGTTTTCAGGAAGCGCTTGACACGCGAAAGTCCAGGGGCGCTCAGGTGCTCCCCGCACATAAGCCTCAAGTCAAGGCCAAGCGCGCCCTTGGCAGGACGCCAGAAAACCTCAGTCTTGCCGACAACCGTGATGCCCGCCCAGCCCACGCACCGGGCTGCAAGTGCCTGATGTGCCAAGGAAAGTGATTCGGTTGATACACTAGACCACGGGAGCACACACCATGGCCTTGTGGGATGAACCGACTGAGATCAACGACGATACAGTGTTTGGTAAACGGCTGAACGACAAGGCATTGCAGAAGATGCCGGACGCTGCCGGCGGTTCAATGACGCTCCTGAATTCGCGGCATGGACTCTTGAATGCAAGGAATCGCGGCGGCGTTCGGCCTACTCTGCCAGTTCGGGACCCTGAAAATGACCGTCCTGGCCCTGATGACCGCCAACTCCCCTCCGACTTCATCCCCGACGTAGACGAAGAGCGCAACCGCTTCAGCCCTTACCAGCCCGTCCAGCCTTTCGGCCCTCCGTCGATCTTGGATGTACGCGAGTGGGACTACCCCACCGGCTACAACCTGGAGATCGTCAACCGGCACATCATGCTTGGCGAGATGCTGCGGGGCATCGTGCGCGGCTCGGGAATCATCGCCAATGAACTGAGCGCGCGCGTCGACGAGCTGGTGAGCCTCCCGTGGAAGTTCGTCCTGAAGAACCCAGCCAAAGGTGTGAAGTCGGAAGATGACCCGCGCATCAAGGAACTCAACGCCTTCTTCAAGATGCCGGACCGGAAGATTCCCTATCCGCAGTGGATGGAGATGATCTTCCGCGAGCGGTACACCATCGACGCTGCCACCGTGTTCATATGGAAGAACAGATCCGGGACGAAGCCCTACGCTCTGGAAGTGATCGACGGCAATACCATCGTGCCGAAGATTGACGACCGCGGTCGCATCCCTGACTGGCCGTCCCTGGCCTACGTCCAGATCGTCAAAGGTCTCCCGATGGACAACTTTACCGAGCGCGAGATTGTCTACATGCCGCGGCATCGGTGGGCTCAGAATCCAATCTACGGATACTCCGAGGTCGAGCAAATCCTGATGGAGGCTACCCAGCAGGTCCGCAAGACGATGTACATGCTCAACTTCTGGAACGAGGGAACCTGCCCCGACGTGATGGTGTGCTGTCCGGAGAACTGGTCCGCCGAGCAGATTGCCCTCTGGCAGGGAACGTTTGACGCGCTGATGAGCGGGAACTTGAAGCTCAAGTCCAAGATGCGGTTCATACCTGGCGGTGGAAAGCCGTTTGAGATGAAGGGCTCGGCCGGCGACTTGCTCAAGAGCGATTATGACGAGTGGATGGCTCGCATCGTTTGCCGCGCCTTCAGGACCGATCCCAAGCCCTACCTCAAAGAGCCTGAGCCGCGGGCGAACTCTGAACAGCTCCAGGAGCAGATGCGCGCTCAAGGGCTCAATGGAGAGATGCTCTGGTGGTCGAGCCTGATGGAGCGCCTGATATTCCTCGGCTGGGGATGGGACGACATCGGCCATACGTTCGACCAGAACGAGGAAGTAGCGGCAACCGACCAAGCCACGATTGACCAAACCAACGTGAAGATCGGGGCCAGAACAATCAACGAACTACGAGACCGGGACGGTCTGGATGCGATTGAGGGTGGTGACGTGGCGATGATATACACGGGCACAGGAGCTATGCCGCTCAGTGTCCTGGCAGCACAGACCGCGCTACCTACCCCAGTCGCACCGGGCGGAGCCGGCGGGGCATCAGGACCAGGCAAGAACTCCAGCAAGCCTACTCCCACGCAAAAGGAGGCCGGGACGGAAGCCGACCGCCCTTTAGCAAAGCGGGGAAGTCACTGGAGCAGGTACTAGCGGCCTACCTGAAGCGCAAGGGAAAAGAAGCGGCAGCAGGACTCGCAACTGAGAAGCTGGCGAAGGCCGACGATGAAGGTAGCCGGGGCCGGTACGCAACCCGGCAATAAACTATACTTGCATCTATGGTGGATCATCCCAAGAAAAATCAGGACACAATTGACGTAGTCATCGACTGGGGCGACCTGATCCCCGAGGTGACGCCCTACCTTGAAACCGATGCAGTAGCTGGCGCCACAGAGTTCCTGACCGACCGCGGCATTGTCGAAGACAGCGACATGTGGACCAAAGTCTTGGAGCAGGCGCGGCAGATGGCTCGGGAGCGTGGCGCGGAGCTGGTGGGAAAGCGCATCACAGACAAGGGCGAGATCATTGATAATCCGAACGCCAAGTGGGCGATCACGGATACCACCAGGGCCAACCTACGAGAGTTGATAAGCAAGTCCGTCGATGAGGGGTGGACTACGACCGAACTCCAGCACAACATCCTCCAGAGCGAGGACTTTAGCGCCGCGCGCGCCCTAACCATCAGCAGGACCGAAAGCATGTATGCCTACAACCACGGAAAGCACGAGGCCGCCAAAGGTACAGGGCAGAAGTTCAAGCAGCAGATCGGCTCAGGGGATGCTTGCGAGGATTGCATGGAAAATATCGAGGCTGGCTTGATACCGATAGACGAGCCGTTCCCTTCGGGTGACGATTGCACGCCGATTCACCCGAATGATCGATGCGGGGTGGGCTATTCTGAATCTCAAGGCGACGACAGCGAATCAGAGTGAGAGGAATAGATGGCGGCAACAGGACGCATAAGAATTGACGAGGAATCAGCCCTGAAGTCTATGCCGGTTACGGCTGAATCAATCCTGCGCGCCGCCATGGCCTTGAGGCCAATTCTCCCCGAAAGGTTCTACGGCCGGTTCATCCTGATCTTCGAGGATGGCCGGCCGATTCGTTGGGAGACTCTTCAGAGCGGGAAGCTCTAGCGCAGTTTCCTCGCTGCCCACATTTGCCGCATCCGGAAGGACTCATCGAGCAACTGCTGTTCTGATACTCCACTCTGCATCGCCTTGGCGCGCACTAGGCAGAGATCATCGTAGGACTTCCGGCCCAGCAGAAACATCCGGTAGTCGATCAGCGCGATACGTGCGCGGTGCTTCTTGGCGCACGGCGACCTGTCCGGGGCGTCTTCCATTTCAGCGATGAGTTTCTTGGCTACTTCGAGTGCGATATTTAGTTCGGTCATGTCAGTCTCTCCGATCTTTTACAGCTTCGTTGTAGAGCTCGGCGCGCAGCTTCTCGCGTCTCAACGCTTCGGCTTCGACCATCAGCCAGTATTGCCGCGCACGCTCGGAGCGGTCCAGCCGGTAGATTGCCCAGCAGATCAGCGCCAGGAGCGCCAGGCCGATTGCGATGTAAATGTTCATGGTTTCCTCGATTCTGCCGGGATATACCGCCCGGCGTGTTCCGCTTACGGCAATGACCGCGCGGCGGAGGTTAAGCTGTCGGTCCAATCTGTTCGATGATCTCTCGCATCCTGAGCCGAGCAAAGTCTGCCCAAATCCAGCATTTCTCACATAGTTCTGGTGGCATCAATCCTTCGCATTCCGGACAGTTGGAGTGCATGTCCTCCAGCTTGTTGTAGGCTCGGAGCGCAACGCGGGAGCGGATTACTTCTTGAATCAGCATCCCCACACTGTTCATGTCCATCGTGATCGAGTCGCCAGGTTGCCAGTCCCGGAATAGTTCGAGTTCTTCATCGCTGATGCGCATCGCTATCCTCCGTGTGACGCCCTACAAATTCCCTCTGGCGGAGCGTTTCTCCCCTCTGCCGTTCATGTTCCCGTTCGCAAGCGTACCAGCCTGCCGTGAATCCTTTAGAGCAAGGGTTAGGGATGCGCATCGGGTCGCCTTCTCGCGTCAAATCGTCCCACCACTGCCGAAATGCTGATGTGCAATCCATTGTCAATCCTCCTCGGAATATGTCAGTAAATTGTTCTCTTCATGGCCGGTATACTGGGCCACGGTCAGAGTCTGTACGGCATAATGCAGTCCATCGGCGAGCAAGAGTGCGCCGGTCCTACTCACCGCAAAGCGCACATTGCCATACTCTACAAAGAATGCTCTCACCTGCGCGTTCCAGCGAATCTCCAAGCCGGGTGGTGGTTTCATTGTTCACCGTCCTCATTTTTGTTGAGTTTTCAGCGGTAAATGGTCAGGTTCACCAGCGCGGCCAGGCGATCTTGAACTAACTTCACAGCCGGGAGAGTGTATGCGGGAGGAGGATACGAAAGGCCGAGAAGTTCACACGCCTTATGCTCTCCATCGGGAGCCAATTCAAAGACTTGCGCGGTGCAAGCATTGGAGCGGAGATCAAGCCCTTCGCGTCTGGCCATGCGAGCGCAGAGCGCAATTGCTTGATCCATGGTCTGATTCCGTATCGCGTGGAAGAGGAATTGAGGCTTATCGGAGAAACGAATAGCCCAGCCGGACTGCAAGCCAACTAGAGCATCTTCCAGCGGCGCGATTGTGATTGTGTTGCCTTTACGGATTGCGAACATTTTTGCTGCTCCTTATGCGGTTGATTGACAACAACCGTTTAGTTGATAAACCAAGAATAGCACCCCTAGCGCGCGTGTCAACAGAAAAGTTTAATAAGTGCGAAAGATTCCCAAAACAGGAATCGTACGCAATTGCTCATTCCCGCGAAAATAGCACTTGATAAACCGCGCAAGTGGTGGTTTAATAATTCCAGTTCACAGAAAGGGGTCTTGAGATGACCAAAACAGAACGGATCACGAATGAAGTGATGGACCGGCACCAAATCGGCGATGGCGAGTATGTCCACGCCAACATACTCGGCGAAGGGCCGAACGTAAGCGAGTTGCGGAACGACGACGGCATTGCATTCTTCACCGGCATCCGCAATGCGCTGGCCATTGAAGTCCTGGCAGGACTCGTAATCTGGGGCTTATGGGAGCTGCATCACCCCATCATGTTCCTGGCACACTGGCTGGTGAGCCATGCACGTTAACCTCCGCAATGCCTACCTATGCGCTGATTGTGACACGATTGGCGATTCCCCAGAGCAGTGCCCGGCCTGTGCAAGCCGGTTGGGCATCCTGCCTCTGATTACCGTCCTCAACAGGACCCAGAAGGAGAAAAACATTGTACGCAACCAACAGACAAGCAGAGGCCGAAGCAATCGTGAGGATTCTTCACCAGACGAAAGAGCGCATGGACTACGAGGCTGGCATTTGCCTCCTATGCCTGAATCGGGAAGACAACGGCCACGAGGAGAACTGCCCTTTCCAAATGGCAGACGAGTTCATAGCCAAGTACGGGACTCACCCGCCAAAAGAACCGAGGCGCGCGTGACGCTCCCCGAGATGATTGACGAGGTTTTCGAGAAGACGCACTGGCCGATGATTGAGATTTTGCGGCTAGCGGGGGAAAACTGGCCGGGACATGACCGATTCACGATGACACAGGCAAATCTTTTGATAAGCCTGATTGAACGAAAGAAGAAGGAGATGCAACTTTGAGCACCATTTACAGTGAACTGATTGCAGTCGTATGCGTAGATTTTCTACCCCAGGCCGAGGGCGAGCCTGACGGCCACTACCTGCGGCGCCTTGTGCTGGCAGTGTCCAAGTGCTCGGATGAGGCTTGGGAAGCGCTGAGCACCAAAGCGCGTAACTGGTACAACGCACAGGCTATCCGAGTGAAGGCGCATCAGGACCCGGAAGAGTGCCCCGGCTTCGTCGGTCCCATCGTCGATGCCGTCATTGATGCTGGCTGGCCAGACCGAGGCCCAGAGGGTGACATCCACATCGTGTCTGACTCGCCGGTCGAGAGTGAGCATACCTTCAATCCTTCGGAGGCAGCGCATGTTCCTCTGGCGGCCAAAGATGGACAGTTTGTCGCCCCAGCAGATCAGGACTCACCGCACGCTTTGGAATACTCGGATGGGCATGTCAAAGTTGTTCATCCTGAAGAGTTTGGCCCCGTTGTTCCCGAGCAGGGCGTAAGCGTATCAGTCTTCGCTGGCTGGCCTCCGAACCCCACCAATATCCTCGTCGATGAGCGTATGCCTGAAAATGCGGTGCTGCTCATGCATGATGACTTGCCGGGCGCTGGACCTCTGCAATCCAAGCGCACCGCAACCGATGCAGTGCGCGCCGTTGTCATGCAGCATCAGGACTGGAACCAAGCACAGATTCTCCGCGAACTGGAGGCACAGGGACGCGCAGTAAGCCTCGGCACCATCGCCACGGTGCGCAGCATGACCCTGGCGACTATCGCTGTGGCCAAGGGGCTGGGAAAGTGGGTGGAGGGATGAGAAAGATTCACGACATAGAACTTGACGGGTATACGGGTCCTGCTGGCAAGTTCCACGCTACCGGCGTATCGCTCGTGGAGAATTCACGGGACCCGCACACTGGCATCTTTGTCGATGATGGCGTGTCTCCAACTATCCTGCGTAGCGACTTCCTCGCATGGGTTCCAGACAATTTACTTCGTCAGTGGAAACTCGTCGTCGAGCCTGAACGCAAGGAGATTGTAGCCACAGTGACGGCAGAAGCCATAGACGCTCGTGTCGGTATTGACAGGATCAGTGAGCGCATCGAATTGCAACTCAGCAAGATATTCGCTCGCGTCCCGTCTCTGACTGAAGCTATCGAGCATCACTGGAAGCCGCTATGAGCATCCCACGTCTACCGGGCCGTATGGGGCCGTATGCGCTTTGCGCGCGGTCCTCGTCACGTCTTGCGTGTCCTGAAGTGGATGGGACGCATGAGCCGCGCACTCAACAAACAGAAAGCGAGGTCGAAATGAAGAAACTCACCATCAAGATGTTTGCACCCGGCAACAGGACCCACAAGACCATCATCCTGGCAGCCGGCAAAGGCAAGGTATTCAAACCCGGCGGCGAGTTCGATGTCCTGTCCAACGTGGCCGACTCGCTCGAAACGCAGTTCCCCAACGACGAGTTCCGAATGGTGCAGGTTGGCCCGGCGGCGTTCAACTTCGTGTGGGACCGCAAGAAGACGCTCGAAGAGGTAGCCGACAGGGTAATGATCGGCGGGATGCACCTGGGCGAAGTGGCAACGGTGGAGGTGGGTCAATGAAACAGGTCATCGGACTTTTGGCGCTCGCGTGTGCTCTGTGGTTTATCGCTATGATGATTCGTCCAGTACCGACAACCGCTCACACTGTCAAGCATCCAAACACTTGGGATGGAATTGAGGGGCATCCAGATTGCACAGATAACGGGCACCCTTCACCAACGGAGTCCGGCGTCACCATCAGCGACCAGTACACAGATGCTTGCAGATGAGCATCAGGACTCGCGTAGAATCTCGTTAGACCGGTGGTACCGGCGACCTCCTTGGAACACATGGTCCTCCTGCCCGGCATCCTGCGAAGATGTCGGGCTCTTTTTGCGCTATACTCCTGTCAGTCAGTCCATCGACTACTTACCTACGCAGGAGAAAATCATGAGTCCTATCACCTTCCGCAACTCGAAGATCGTCTACTACGGCCCTCACGAGTGCCCCAACTGCGGTGTCCTGATTGTCAAGATGGGCACAGAGTTCGGCGGCACAGGGTTCACCAATCCTGAAGGCCCCATCTACCCAAACACAGAGTGGCACCCCCACGTATGCGACCCGGCGCTTGTCAGGACCCGAAAGGGATTCTCCGCGCAGTCCAGGGTCCTGATTGACTTCCCCCAAGCCTTCGCCGGCAAGATCGGCCAGCTTGGATATGTGATCTTCGGAGAACCCATCAATCCGAACGTTCAAGGCGGAAGCTACCTATGCGTGAGTCCCAACCAGAACTTTTCCGATACTGCGGAGGGCGCATGGTTGGGAGCATTGGAGCGCATTGAAAAGGGCTGGCCCTCCTGGCATATTGATCTCAGCCACTACGGTCCCACGTCACGGTTCGGCGATGACCTCGACCGTCTGCCAGAATGCCCTGAACCATAGCCCCTCGGTGCTGTGTTAATATCTCAATCGACGGGTACAGAAACAATCTGGCTCGGACGTGACGGCTTATCAAAGCTCAATCGTCCGGGCCTTTTTGCGTTTACAGGAGCCAGATGGACGATTTCAGCGTATTTCTCCCGATTGAGAAGGTGGACGCGCAGAGCGGAATGGTCTGGGGTTATGCCTCAACGCCATCGAAGGACCTGCAAGGGGAGATTGTTCCGCTGGACGCCATCAAGGCCGCCCTCCCCGACTACATGAAGTGGGCGAACATCAGGACCATGCACACCAACAATGCCGTTGGCGTGACCAAAGAGGCCCACATTGACACCAAAGGGCTGTACATCGGAGCCAAGATCGTTGATCCCGCTGCGTGGAAGCTGTGCAAGGAAGGCGTCTACAAGGGATTCAGTATCGGCGGTTCCAAACTGGAGAAGGTTGGCGATGTGGTCAAGGCGCTTTCCTTGCGAGAGATCAGCCTCGTTGACCGGCCGGCGAACTCCGATTGCCGCATCGACGTTTGCAAGATTGCCGGTGGACTTGCCTTTGGAGGGTCGATGGAGAATCAAACCAGTAACGAGACTTTGATGGAAAAGGCGCTTGACACGTTTCGGACGATTCTCGGGATGGGCAAGATTGCACTCCCGGACCTTGCCAAAGCCGCACAGGACCCGAATCCGAGTCCTGTTGAGTCCGAGGAACTGACCGCCGATGAGATGGCCACCCTGACCGCCAAGTTTGCGGACGGCGTTGACCTTGAGAAGCGGGAGTTCAGCGAAAAGGAACGCAAGCACCTCGGCAGCACGGGGGTTGCGCTCCCGGACGGTTCTTTCCCCATCCAGACCGTGAAGGATCTTGAGAATGCAATCCAAGCACATGGCCGCGCATCGGACCCCGAGAAAGCCAAGTCTCACATCGTCGCACGCGCGAAAGCGCTGAACGTAACCCACCTTCTGCCGACCGACTGGCCGGGCAGCACCAAGAAAAAGGAGAGCACCATCATGGATACTGACCTCCAGAAGCGCTTCACGGCAGGAAAAAAGGCGGCCATCAAGAAGGCCGATGACCACATCAAGAAGGCTTCGGCCTCCCACGGCAAAGCGGTCGATGAGATTGAGGCCCTCCACAAGTGCATGGGCAAGGCTGCCGACGGCGGGGATGAGTTCAAGAAGCACCTCACGGCGCTTTCAGGACACATGAACGACATTGCCGACCATCACGAACTGGCTCACGCTGCGCTCGGCAAGGCTATGACTGGCTGGGATGGCGAGAAGGCGGAAACCGACTTGGGCGAGAAGCCTGATTCGGAGAACGTCGAAGAGCTTTCCACGCGGCGCATGACTGAAGGAGAAGTTGAGGGCAACACCTTCCGCGGCGCTGGCGACTCGCCCTATTCGGCGGCTGCGATTGCGACGATGGTCAAGGCCGCTGTGGCCGAAGCTACCGCCCCACTGATTGCCGACAACGCTTTCCTGAAGGGCCAGATGTCTGTGATTGAGAATCAGCCCTCTGCTGGCCGCCGTCCGAAGCTGTTCGTTGCCAGTTCGACCGGAGATGTGTTCCCGGCCAGCGACGGCAAAGCCGACTTCAATCGGATGATCAACAAGTCGCTCTCCGAAGCCGACCCGAACGACCAGCGCAGCTCTGAGCAGGCAACTGCCCGCGCTTTCGGTCTGATGTGCACCCCGGGCAGCGGGTTTGCGAAGTCGATCAACGACCCCAACTTCAAGATTGACCTGGGCGGCAACTAGACCGGTCAGCGCAGTTCATAGCGGTTTCAGTTCGTAGTCAACAACTCGGCAATAGGAGAATCTGAGATGAATGAATTTGAGAAGTTCCTGCAAAGCGACACTTTCAAGCAGGCCATTGACGAGCGTGTTGGCACTCTCGCAAAGGCCGACACTGTTGACCAGAACACAGGGCTGGTGTGGTACGACCTGAGCCGCATCGTTCAGGAAATGCACCCGTTCAAGCAGTTGATTCCGCTGATCTCCAGCCTCCCCCGCGTCCCCGCCGATGGCGGCACAGCGCACAGGTGGAAGAGGGTCACCGGCATCAACGTCAACAACGTCTCCATCGGCGTACCCGAGGGCGAGCGCGCGGCCGCTTCCGCCATCACGGTTCAGGACCAGTTGGCGAGCTACAAGACGATGGGACTCGAAGGTTCCGTGTCTTGGGAAGCCCGTCTGGCCGCTCTCAACCTCAAGCCCGATGCTCAAGGCGTGACGATTCAGGCCACGCTGCAAGGTGTCATGGTGGGCGAAGAGCAGACGCTCATCGGCGGAAACGCCTCCACCCCGCTGGGTATCACTCCCACGCCCACCCTGACCGCTGCCGGAACCACCTCGGCGCTGTCGAACGTCCCCTACTACCTCGTCTGCGTTGCCCTCAGTCACGCAGGATGGCGCACTGGCAGCATGGCCAACGGCATCCCCGGTCAGGTCACTTTGACCAGCACCACGGGAACCATAACGCAGGTTGGCGGCGGATCGGCTCAGCCTTCTGCGCAAGCCACCATCACTCCGACAGCCGGCCAGATCATCACCGCCACCGTTACCCCCGTGGTCAACGCCGTAGCCTACGCGTGGTACTTCGGGACCGTAAGCGGCTCGGCTCGGCTCCAGGGCATCACCACCACGAACCAGGCGAAGTTCAGCTCGGTCCCGTCCACCGTCAATCAACTGATCACCGCTCTCCAGGTCAACGGCGCGTATCAGGACAACTCGACCAATACCCTGCTGCCCGACGGCATTCTCAGCCAGATCAACGGTTCCGTGTCCGGTGCCGCCCCTGGGACCGCCATGGCGACCAATCCGAATCTGCCTGTTGTGGCCAGCGGGACTCTCGGATATGCGGGCTCCGGCGCACTGATCTTCCAAGGCGCCAGCGGCAACACCGGCCTGACGATTGCCGGTACCAGCATCGTCGAGTTCGACGCCGTCTTCCAGGCCGCCTACGACCAGTACAAGATTGGGTTTGACCGGATTCTCGTCAGCTCCACCGACCTGAACTCGAACATCGCTCAGTTCTTGAACACGGCCAGCACCAACAACAGCCTCCGCATGGTGTTTGAGGCGGACTCGGGCAGCGGCTCTCAGATCGTTGCCGGGCGCGCGGTCAACGCCTACAAGAACAAGATCTACGGCAACACGCTGCCTATTGAAACGCACCCCAACCTGCCTCCGGGCACGATTATCTTCTGGTCCGATCGCTCTCCGTATCCCTTGAGCGGCGTGGCCAACATCCTCGAAGCGCGTGTCCGTCAGGACTATGTACAAGTGTCCTGGCCGCTGCGCACCCGGCGCAATGAGTACGGCGTGTATGTCGATGAGACGTTCGCTCTGTACTTCGCCCCGGCCTTCGCCATCCTGACCAACATCAACCAGCCGACGGGAACGCAGACGTTCTAACCTACGGATGGATTTACAATGAGGCAGGCGGCGGCAACCAAACGCCTCCTGCCTTATTTTTTGGAGGGAATGAAATGGTCAGATTGCAGTGTCCTGAAGGGAATTCGCAGGTTTCTGTCGATGGCAGGAACTACCAAGCGGACGATACCGGTTTCGTGACCGTGCAAGAGGAGAGCGTCCCGAAGTTGCAGGCTATCGGCTTCAAGATTTCTCCGGTCAGCATGACGGTTAGCCAAGAGGACTTTGACGCCATCGCCGCGAACGCAAAGGACTTGAACTTGCCGGTTCCGGGCGAAGTCAAGGTTGCCGGCAAGCAGAGCGCGCGCATCAAAGTGGAGTAACGCAGATGCCTCATGCGGTTGATTTGACGACATTGACGGACCTGAAGAACTACATAAGCCCCGCTTTGGGCCAAACAACCGCATCAGACTCCATCCTGGCAAAGATCATCACCGCGGTATCAGACGGCATCAACCGCTACGTGTCGCGCACCCTGGCCGTGGGCACCTTCGCCGAGGTTCGGAACGGGAATGGACGGCGCTCAATGCGCGCGCTGATCTATCCGGTCCTGAACGTCTCGTCTGTCGTACTGGCAGGATTCTACGGGGAAACAGGACACGTAATTCTCCCGTCTACGAATGGCTCAGCATCACATCTTTCGTGGGATAAGTGGTTCATCAACCTACGGGACAATGTTTTCTGGGAAGGTCGCCAGAACATCACATTGAACTACTCTGGCGGGTTTATGACGCCGGGGCAGCTTGGGGTCATGACCTTGCCGGGATGGATGGCGGCTGCAGTAGTTCTGGCCAACGCACAGATTCAGGTGGGCGGCTTCTACTATGAGGCCGTCAACGGCGGCACGACGGGTGCCACGACGCCAGGAACATGGCTTCAGACGCGCAACTCGCTCACGAACGACAATGGCATCTTCTGGCGTTGCGAGGGCGCTATTCCGGTCCTGCCAAGCAACGCAGACATGGTGCCTGACGATTATCAGATGGCTTGTATGCAGCAATCGGCGCTGCTCTTCAAGAACAGGACCCGAGTAGGCGACACCGGAAGCGGCGTAGGCCCTGACCGGATCAACTACTTCCTGAAGGACGCGCATCCGTCCACAATCTCGATGCTCGACAAGCACCGCGAAGTTTTCCCAACTGACGGCATGGGAACCGTCTAGCCACCAAAAGGAGAAACAAAACAATGTCGAATCTCAACATCATCAGCACGTCGCCCAACACTGCGGCCGCCCAGCAGACAGACCTCGTCAACGCTCTTGTGACGGCGGTCCAGGCTGTGCCCGTAACTCCTCCGGTGGTGATTGCCGTACCACTGGCCCCCGCTTCGACCACCTACACATATGCCGTGATTGCCAAGCTCGGCACTCAAACGGTACCCGCAACTGTCACAATCACGACTGGCGCGGCCACGCTCTCGGCTGCAGCCTCCAACACAATCTCGTGGAACACGATCCCCGGTGCCGTCTATGACGTGTACCGTGTGACGGGCGGCGCAAACCAAGGCAAGATTGCGGCCAACATCTCCGGCGTCACCCTGAATGCATACGGTGGAGTACAGGCCACTCCGATCAGTTTGAGTTTGGTTGACGCTGGACTCTCAGGCGATTCAACTGCGGCCCCGACGTTCAACACTACCGGAACGCTGGCGCATGGAGCAATGACGCCCGATCAGGTGGTGAACTCGGCTACTGCGGTTATCAGCATCATCACCGGCACTGTGCTCGTAACCTACGCGGGCGTAGTGGCCATGACCCTCGGAGCCCCGGTAGCGGGCCCGGCTTCAGCGGGCGGTCAGGATGGAGCCGAATTGCTCTTCATCACTACCACCACGAACCAGCACACCGTGACAACCCCGGCCAATGTCTTCAATGGCAACAAGCACATTCTGACCTTTGCTGCCACGGCCAACAGCCAGCTCTCTTTGGAGGCCCACGGCGGCATCTGGTACTACGCCAACGCTGTGAACGCAGCAGTCGCCAGCTAAGCATGGACATCACCCTAGAAGGCGGCAAGCGGCTCTCTGCACGGTTGGATCATATGGGTCCTGCCATCAGAACGGCCGCGCGCCGCCAACTGGCAAACATCGGCGAACACCTGGCAAGCTACGGACAGCAACACTTCGAGGAATCAGGACTCAAGAGACGGTCTGGAAACCTTGCTGCATCTATGGCGGCAATGCCAGTTGAGGAAGATGAACACGGCCTGACCGGCGGCATGATGGCAGGGAAGGGCTTGAAGTACGGTCCCGCTCAAGAGTTCGGCGCGGAGATCGATGCAACCAACGGCCACATGCTGGCTATCCCGATGGAAGACGCACTCACGCCAGCAGGGGTGGCAAGGTTCGCACCACGGGACGCAGCAGACGCCGGTTATGATCGGATCTTCTTTTCAAACGTGGGCAACCAGGTCTACATGTTCGGCGTCATGGATGGCATCGTCCACTTGCTTTTCGTTCTCGTGCATCACGTCTCAATCCCAGCGCGGCCGTTTGCTGGTCCTGCGCTCGACGCCAATCGGGCATGGATTGAGGGACGGCTTAAAATGGCGGTAGACGAAGGAATCAAGGAATCGGGAGAGTAATGGGAAACCCACTAGGACGCGAGGCCATATACTCGGCATTCTTCGCGCAGTTGAAAGCGGCGCTCGTTACCCCGACAAGCCTGTTCAACTATGCCGGCCGTCGTCCGGTTCCTGATACCGATCTAGCCGAGGAGCAGTACCCCGCATTCTTCATGATGGAGGCCGGTGAAATCTATGACCGTAGCGTTCTATTTGCGCCTGCGCGGGTATCTCTACTCTGCACGATTTCAGTTGTTTCCCTTCAAGGCGAAGTTCCAGATGAGACCAATGTCTCAAATCTTAACAACCTTGCGGATGCGGTTGAGAGCGCCATACAGGATTCGGTCGGGCCAACGGCGGACTTGACCCTGGGCGGACTGGTGCAAGAATGCTGGATCACGCATCGCACCTTGACTATTACCGGCTCATCGGCGCAACGTCAGAGCAAGCAAAACTTCGGCATCGAAATCGTGTTGCCGCATTCGAGGTAGGTCGCTCATACTGAGCGTGGATTGAAACGAGGTGACAAATGTTCTACGAAGACTCCAGAATGGGAATGGCGAAGTCGGCAACCCCCAACCCTTACAACAATCACGGCGTGGGCTGCCCTTGCGTTCTATGCGGCCAGACGCGCGGGCTGGTAATGGCAAAGCGGGACGTGGGTGCCAGCGAAGAGAAGATGCACCTGGCCATCGCCCATGGCCTGCACCACTCTCAGATGAAAGACGAGCACCAACGCAAGGCTTACGGGTGGGGAGGCGTTCAGGATGGGCAGACACCGCCCGAACTCACTGTCGAGCAGAAAGCCAAGCATCTGGAGGCCGCCGCCGCTCACGGGCAAGCTCATGACCATTACCGTTCCGCTGCGAACTCCTACCGCGACAACCTGCCCAAGGGCGCGGCTGAGCATCAGAAGTTGGCAGAGGAAGCGGCCGCGCGAGCCGAGAAGCTGAGCGCAAAGGCGAACGCGTAAATGAGCGATCCGACATATGGCGCGCTCCCGGTACAGATGGACCCTACGGCATGGGGGGGCAGGACCAACACGCCCCCCGCGTCCCTCACTGTGGACTCGATTCAGAATCAGATTGCCGCTCAACTCGTGGCGTTCTTTGCTTCCGGATCGCTGGCAATTCCGGTCTACATCTACCCAGCCTTTGACCTTGATACGTGGTGGGCTAGTTCGGCGATTGCTTTCGTCCTGATTTCCTACAGCAACACAGGACTCTCGAAACCGCTTGCAACGTCGAGCATGGTCCAGGAGCGGACACTTCAATTCAAGGTCCACGTTGAGGCGCGCAAGACAGCGTGGAACCTCAGCGGGACCGGATCAGTCTACGCGCTCATCGATGCGATCGAATCTGCGTTGGGGGGATTCCAGCCCACCGGCTGCCGTCACGCCTACTTCACCGAGGAAAGATTCTCGGAACAGGACCCACAAGGGCGCGTATGGCTTTACGATCTGACTTTCAACGTCCTCACCATTCGCCCGCGGCTGTTGCCTTCTTACGCGCTGGCGAACTTGCAGCAAGCGATTTTTAACGTTACTCCGAGCGGAGATCAGATCATCGTCCCATCGGAGTAGCAACCTGATACACTTTGTATCGACGGTACTTGAGCACCAAGGCCGGAGTGAGTGGGGGTTTGATAATCCCTATTTGCTCCGGCCTTTTCACGTTTGGCGGCAAAGGAGCGGAGAAAATGGCTTTCTTCCACGGCATCACGGTAACCGAGGTCAACACCAACGGCGTCTCTATTCAGGTGGTCAACTCGGCAGTTATTGGCCTCATCGGCTCGGCTCCGCAGTGGTCGGCATCGTCTGGAGCAGGACCCGGAATCAACGTCCCGACGCTCATCCAGTCTGCCGCGCAGGGATCGAACTTCGGCAAGCAGATTGCCGGGTACACGATTCCTGAAGCCCTTGTGGACATTCAACTCCAGGGCGCGGGGGCCGTCATCGTCATCGACGTGTTCAACCCGCTTCTGCATCAGAGCACCTTTGCGACCAATCCCCTGACAGGACCCGCATCCAACAGTGTGCCGGTGACACTCGGCCACATGGGCCTAATTGGTCCAGGCTTGCCCAACACTCCCCTCTCCACCGCTTCGGTTGACACCGTGGCGCAGGCGGGCGGCGCGGCAAGCCACAGCTATGCAACAGGCGACACGATCACCTTGGCGGGCGGAACGGCTTCGACTCCCGCAGTCCTGACCGTCGCGACTACTAAACTCGTATCGCTGGCAGTGAACGCTCCCGGCGGCGCTACATCGCACAACTACGCGGCCGGCGACAGCGTTACATTGGCAGGCGGAACCGCTTCGGTTGCTTCCCAACTCACCGTTACCTCCACTCAGGTTACCGGCGCGACGGTGGCGGCCGGTGGCAGCGGCGGCACGAACGGGACTCAGACTGTTACCGGCACGACTGGCACCGGAACACGCTTCCAGGCTTCTGTGACTGTGGCCGGTGGCGCGATTACTGCGGTCCTGTCCATCTCCCTGGCCGGTTCCTATACTGTCAACCCCACGGCTCCCGCTCTTGAGCCGGTAACGGGTGCAGGTCTGACCGGTGCGGAGTTGGCCATCACTCTGGGCGTGGCCACCTTCAACATCGTCAACGCGGGCAGTTTCACCGTGAACAGCGCGGCGCTGACGCAGGCAAGCTCAACAGGACTCGGAACCGGTGCAACCTTTAACCTTGGCGTCTTTGGAGTCCTGACGGCCACGGTATCCACTGCGGGCAGCTACTCGGCTGTCCCGGCGAACCCTGTAGCGCAGGCAAGCACCTCGGGCAGCGGCACCGGTGCCACCTTCAACGTCACCTTCGCGGGACCGCCTACCACCGTTGTGGTCAAGAACCAGGCCGGCTCGACGACCTACGTCGAGGGAACCGACTACACCATTGACTATGTGAACGGTCTGCTCTACACCAAGAGCGGCGGCGCAATCACCTCGGCGCAGGCATTGCAGGTTTCCGGCGCCTACTGCGACCCGTCCAAGGTTGCCTATACCGACATCATCGGGACCGTGACCGGAAGCACCTACACCGGCATCCAAGCCTTGCAGACCACCTTCCAGACGATGGGACTGTTCGCCAAACTGCTCATCACCCCAACCTTCTACGATGCGTCGACCAGCGCGAACCTGCTGGCCATGGCGACGAAGCTTCGGGCCATCTCGTTCACCGATGCGCCGCCGAACACGACCGTGGCAACCGCCATCGCCAACCGCGGAGCCGCCGGCAATGCATTCAATCAGGCCAGCGACCGGCTCGCCCTCACCTTCCCATGGCAGTTGAAGACACCTACATCCATCAGCCCCACCGGCGTGGTAGTGAGCGCACAGGGCACCATCGGATACACAACCCTGACCGGGACCGTTGACACCCCGTACAGCACTTGGGTTGCGGGTGCTACGGCAGCCAGCGACATTTCCAACGGCTTCTGGTTCTCGCCGTCGAACACTATCATCAACGGGATTCTGGGTCCTGACGTCAGCCTCTACATGAGCGCCTACGATCCAACTTCAGACACAAACGCGCTGAATGCGGCCGGCATTATGACAGTCTTCAACGGCTTCGGGACCGGCTACAGGACGTGGGGTAACCGAGCATCGAGCTTCCCGTCGAGCGGCGCAGTCACCACGTTCATTGCCGTTCGCAGGACTCTTGACGTTGTGGAGCAGAGCATCCAGTACAGTTCGCTCCCCTTCGCCGACAAGCCCATCACCAACGGCCTCATCAACAGCATCCTGCAAAGCGTGAATGCGTTCTTGAACTCGCTCATCCAGCAGGGTGCGCTGATCGCTGGGAGCACAGTCACCTACAACCCGGTGGACAATCCTCCTGCGAGTCTCGCGAATGGCCAACTCACCTTCGAAGTGAGCGTGATGCCGCCGCCGCCGGCCGAGCAGATCATCTACAACTTCTCCATCAACACCAGCCTGCTTGCGAACCTCGGGGCATCCGTAACGAGCACCAGCACAACCAACAACGTCAACGTGACCGCATAAAAGGAGCGCACCGTGGCAAATCTCGTCATCAATTCCCTCAGTAATTGCAACGTCTATTTGAATGGCTTTGAACTCCTTGGGCGCGCCGCAGAAGTGAAGATTCCCCAGCCCAAGCGCATCAGGACTGACTACAAGGGCCTCGGCATGGCTGCGCGCATCAAGATCCCGACTGGCTGGGACATGATGGAGTCCACCATCAAGTGGTCTTCGTTTGATCCTGGCACCATCAGCCAAGTGGCGCTCTCCAGCCAAACCTGCTCTATCAGTTGCCTCGGCAACTTGCAGACACTCTCCGCATCGGGAGAGATCTTTGAGGCGCCCGTTATCTACAACTTCAATGGCATTCCTTTCGATGTGGGAGACGTGGATTTCAAGTCTCAGGAACTGGTGGAGTTCACGTCCAGCTTCGATGTTTACCACGTCGACCTGAGCGTCGGAGGCTTCCAGATTTACCTTTTCGACGCTTTCTCGAATCAGTACGTCGTGAATGGCGTTGACCAGTTGGCGGGCTATCGCGCGAGCATTGGAGGTTGATAAGTGGCAGCCAACGGGTATGCACCATCCGCTTCTCAGCAAGTCGTAGCAAGCGGAATAGCACAGACAATCGCCAATCCAGGCACCGGCGCAACTCTGCGGCTTGCCAATGTGGGAGCTGAGCCGGTGTATGTCGCACTGGGCGCATCGAGTCCTGTTGCGGTCACTCCCCAGACGGGACTCGCGATCTTGCCCGGCGCGCCTGCTGAGTTTCTGACGGCGGTATCAAACGGGTTCATCGGCTTCGTTACTGACGGCAACACTTTCAATGTTCGGCTCAACATCTCGCAAGGGACGTAGAGGCCGAACCACAACCATAGCCAAGCACTGGCGTGAGGTGATTTAAATGGCAACAGGACCCATCGTACTGACTTCCGATACAACCCCTTCCCCCGAACAGATTCGCCGTGAGTTCGATCTTCCCTCTGGCAAGCACGTTATCTTGCTCAAAGGGACCGGCCGCGACCAGCGCCTAGCCGCTACGGTCGCCGGCGAGAATGCCGACAGCATCAAGATTCAGGACGCCCTGGCTTCCCGGCTGTCCCTTGTGGACGGCAAGCGCATCCGCATGGAAGACGTGGACGAGATGGACTTCGACGATGCGATGGTGTTTCGCGCCGAGGTCTCTCAGGTATTGCGCCCTTTGCTCCAGAGGATTTCGAGTGTCCTGAAAACGGATCAGGATGCACCGAAACCCGCTCAGGACGCGGAAACAGACCAGTCGTCCTAAGCATGGAAGCACTGGGAGCGATGGTGCATGAAGGGGTCAGCCCTGAATCCATCGATTCCATGTCAATAGGCGATTTAGTAGGGTGGTACCAAGTTATGCACTCCTACTCGAAAGCAGTTGAGAAGAGCATCCCAAAGAGGAGGAAACAGTGAACGAACAGAAGCCGTCAGTCGGACGCATTGTCCACTACCAGTCATATGGGACGCCGGGGGGCGAGTACACGCCACAGCCGCGCGCCGCCATTATCACGGAACTCTACAAGCCGGGAGACTCTTCAGCGGAGAATCTCGTGGTTGATGCGACCGGAACACAGACCACGGTAGGTCTTTGTGTCCTGAACCCCACAGGGCAGTTCTTCAACCGCTACGTCCCGTACTCAGAGCAACCGAAGCCAGGACACTGGAACTGGCCTCCGAGGGTCTAAGCAATGGCAGAAGACGATCAAACATCCATCCTGAAGGTACTCGTCCAACTCCGCGACGAGGTTACTGACCCTCTAAAGCAGGTCAATGACCGATTCAGCGAGATGGCGGAGAACTTCGCCAGCATTGGGATGGCGGCCGGCGAAGTGTTTGCCGGATACGAGGCGCTGCAGACAGTCATTGAGCCAGCCGCCGCCATGCAAGAGCAGATGGTAGGCCTGAAAGAGGCCACTCTCGCCAATGCGGACGCGTTGGAACGGTATAAGCATCAGGCAGACGAGATTGGAGCTTCCTTGCCGCTGAAGGGCGGTGCAGAAGAAGCCATGCAGGCCATGACGGAACTGTACAAGACATTCCGTGACGATGGGGCAATCAAAGAGCAGACCGAGACCGCAGCAAAATTAGCCGTAGTCATGGGAGACACGGCTCCACTCGCGGCGAAAGTCTTATCATCCGCCGTCCAGAACCTCGGAGACACGAGTCGCCCCGTTATCGACCAGATGAAGGAGTTTGGCGACGAAATAGCTGTTCTTCAGGCCCGGTTCCCGATGGGCAGCGGTGGCCTGATGCGCATGTCAATGGCGCTTCGGATGCTTGGCACAGCGGCGCAGGTCAACAATGTTGCGCAGAAAACCATGCTTGCACTGATGGCCGAGGGTAACAGAATCAACCTCGGAGGCCCGCGCGGTTCAGGCCCCATCCTCGCCGGAATCGTCAACTCGCTGCTCAAGATGAAAGATGGTCGCTACGAGATGGAGAAGTACGGGCTCCAGGTAGTAAAGACGACCGATGGGCACGTCAACCTTATCAAGACTCTTGAGAAGATGAGCGAACTGTCTGACAAGCAGAAGCGCTCCCTTGAGTCTTCAATGGGAAGCCAAGGGGCCAATGTAGCACTGCTTATCAAGCATATGGACGATTTGAAGGAGGCATACAACGAAATAGACAATGCGAGTGGGCAATTAGATCAGGACGCGAAAGACCGTGCCGCCACCTTCGATGCGCAGATGCAAAAAATGAAAACCGCATGGCAAGAGACGAAAGAATCTTTAGGAAAGCATCTACTACCTAATTTAACCAAAGACCTTGACCAAGTGACGGATATAATAAATAAACTTAATACACTTTCAGGGGAGCACCCTGAAGCAACAGGATTTATCGCTCAAGGATTAGGGTGGGGAGCCGCTCTTGCCGCCATTGCTGGAGGTTGGAAACTCATCGGAGTTGCATGGAAGGCTCTTGCTCCATCTTGGCTAATCGGAACGCTATCAGACCTTCCATCAGCATTCGCCGCTATAAGCGCGAGTATTGGGGCGCTCGGAGAAATACTTGGCGCTACGGCGGCTGGTCCTCTGGCAGTCTTTGCGGCTGCACTTGGATCGCTCCTATACTTGACAACTGAATTGAACAATATAATTCCGAGTGCTGGCCACATGGGGGGTCCTGGTCCAAACGCTAAACCTGTGCCTATGGACGCAATGGGACGACCGATAGGACCAATTCCAGTTTGGGCGCAAGCATCCCCTGATGTATTAGCTCGGGTGCATGAGGCGCGAGTTTCAGAAATCCTTAGACCGTCGTCTCAGGGAGAAACACATCTGCACTACATGGAGGGCGCTACGGTATCCGTGCAAGTCGGAACTGGGGCGAATGGGCAGCAAGTGGGGAATGCGGTTCGCGGAGCGCTTGGCCAGCATACTGATGACCTGATGCGATTTCTTCGTGATAGTCATCACGATGATGCGCGCCGCAGTTTCGGCAACCCAGCACTTGAGGGGGCACGCTGATGTTTGCATCCTTCGGCTCCATCTCGTTTCAACCTCTCGCGAGTCCTACCAAGCTGGAGATCGATAAAAAGTACCACTACGAAGCACTCAACGTGATAGGTGCGCCTCCTGTGTTGCAGTGGATTTACGACAACCTGCGGCACGTTGAACTGTCGATCTACCTCCACAACTTCTGGTGCAAGCCCCAGACGGCCATTGACGCCCTGACACAGCTTGCCGACTTCCACGTTCCGCAGCAGTTCGTCTTTGGCAACAAGAACAACCTCGGGACCTTCGTCATCTCGAACTACCGGCTCAAGCAGCGGTGGATGGCAGACGACGGCTCTGTAATCGCGGCCGAGATGGACCTTGAGCTAACCGAGTATGTCGCCCCGAGCACACTGCAAAGCAACACGATGACGGTCGGGACGATTGGCAACTCGACAATCAACACCAATCCTCCAGGGCTTACTACTTCACAGAGCGCGGCGGCCGGATCGACGCTTGTCGTGAGTCCTGCCACGGCTTCCCCGTCGGGCATACCGGCACAGACGCCGTATACGAATGTCCCGTTGAGTACGATTGCGAGGGCTGCATAGATGCCGAATGTCGTCATTCCAAACGGTGGTTTGGGAGTCCTGACGCCGGGGCTCATCAGCCAGTACGTGAATCCGACCGCGCCCTCGTCGGGCATCATCTACGTGTCCAAAGGGGAACGGTGGGATGCGATTGCGTATAAGATGTATGGCGACAGCACGCAGATTGAGCCTCTGATCCAGAACAACCCTGGCATTCCGATCAGCGACTACGTGGCGCAGGGAGTTCAGGTATTTGTGCCTTTGATAACACCAGCAACCAGCACGACCAGCAGCACGCCGTGGAACTAAATGAGTGCATCCGTTCAAATCCCGGCGTGGCAAATCAAGATCGGCGGCACTCAAGTCGCTGGCAACCTGCTGACCCATTCCCAGCACATCCACTACGACGAAGCTGTGGGGGGCAAGGCGAACGTGCTGGAGATTCAGGTAGAGGATTCGGCGCGCGCGTGGGCGAACAGCCCTCCGGTCATCGGGACCGCGCTTAGCTTGTCAATCGGTTATCAAGGCCAATCTCTCGTGTCCTGTGGGAACTTCGAAGTGGATGAGTGGGAGGCAGAGGGACCGCCAGACACGTTCCTGATCCGGGCGATCCAGGCCGGGGTTACTCACGCCATCAGGACTCCTAAATCAGTCGCCTATGAGGGCCAATCTCTTGTATCGATAGCGAACACCGTCGCCAAACAATACGGGATGAGCGTGGATTCGACAGAGGTGAGTCCCGATGTCCCTTATCAGCGCCAGACGCAACGACTCGAAACCGACCTCGGCTTCCTGCATCGCATCGCCAACGCGAACAACTACGAATTCACGATCCGCGGGAATCAACTCGTCTTCTACAGCCGCCCGAAGTTGGATGCAAAGACGATTTCAAGCCTGACAGACAAGAATGCGCAGTACATCTACAAGACCGATTCCACGCGCTTTCGCATTCACCAGCAGCACCACGGCGATAAGACCTACAAGAAAGCTGTGGTGATGTATTTCGACCCGAACTCGAAGAAACTGCTTCAGGCAACGGCCAACGCCGCAACCACGGCTACCCAAGGCGTCGACTTGGGGATTCAGGACACTCTACTAGTCCGAGAGCGGATAGAGAACGCGCAGCAGGCCACCCTACGCGCGCAAGCCCATCTCCACGCCGCCAATATGCACGTCCTGAAGGCTGAGGTCATCATTCCAGGATCGAT